CGAACCTTGCTAGTAATCCTTTTCTATCGAACGCAGCAGATGCTGCTACAAGACCTCTATTTACACAAGCTCAAGGTCTGTTGCAACAAGCTAGAAGAGATGCGAATAGAGCAGGACAACTAGGTGGAGATAGACAAGCAATACTAGAACAAGGCGTTATAGGAGATTATTTGCAAAAAGCAGGTGACATAAGGTCAAAAATGTTTAGTGATGCCTACAGCGATGCGTTGTCCAATCAGGCAAAAGCAATAGGACTAGCTCCACAAACAATAGCTCAATTTGCTGGTCCATCACAAACTTTAATGAATTTAGGTGGCAGACAAGAGGCTAGAGACCAAATGGCAATAGACGATGCTAGAAGAGTATTTGAAGCACAACAAAATAGACCATTTGATAATCTTGCAAGATATCAGTCTTTAATAAGTGGTACTGATACGGGCAGAACAATGACACAAAGTATGGCAGGTAGTTCACCATCATTTGGACAAAGAGCAATAGGTGGTGCAGCATCAGGTATTGGAACAGCAGCAGCTTTAGGTTCTAAAGCATTTATGGGTCTCGGACCAACAGCAGCAGCAATCGGTTCATATGCAACCCCTATAGGTTGGGCAGTTGGTTTAGGTTCAGTATTAGGATTATTTGATTAGGAGATAAATTATGGCATTACCTTATGTAGTAGCACAAGTAGGTTACGGGTTAATTAGACAAATATTGGTAGGAGTAAATCGTAAAGCTGCTGCTGCAAGAATTGCACAAGAATTAAAAGTAAATGCAGCAACAGGTAAAAAAATTGCAGACCAATTTTATAAAGTACAAGCTGGTGGAAGAACCAGTTCTACTGTTGGTAGAGGCAAAAATGCACAAACCTTAACAAGTGACGCAAAAAAAATACAAGTAGCTACAACAGAGTCAAATGCTGCAAAAATGGGTGGTTACGTTAACACACCTAGAGGAGAACAAGTTTATAAACAATCTTTAAAATTTGCAAAACCAAACACGACACCAGCAAGTGCAACTAATCAAGGATTTTTTGCAAACATGAATAATATGGGACGCACAGGTGCAGGATTTTTAACATCTCCTACAGGGATTGGCATAGGCACAGCAGGTCTTTTGGGTATAGGTGCGTTTGATGCTATGAATACTGATGACGCAAGACCAGTAGATACAGCAGGAACAATATCTGATGATGCACAGCTTGTTACAACACAAAACCCTGACGGAAGCACAACTACAAGTTTAATGTCAACAGCAGGAGGTGGGAATTCTTATAGAGACCAAGTAAGAAAAGGTGAAATAAAATTAGGAATTACAGAAAAATCATATAAAGATTTTAAAACACAGTTAAATAATTACAGAAGAGAATCAGGAACTTCAAGAAGTGATTTAGGAGAAAGATTTTTTGACGAAAATTTAGGTTTTAGTTATGACGAAAATGACCCTAGAGGGAATCCTGAATTTGCAGAAGAAGCTGATTTATACAGATTAGAACAAGACAAAGAGGGTATTGAAATAGCTAAAAGAGGCGAATCGCCTGACTTTAAATATAATCCGGGAAACGCTGGTAAATTTGATATTGCTTTTCAGGCAGTAAAAGATGCAGAAAAACAAGCAACAACACCTGATGCTCCTAGTTTTAGTTTAGCAGATGCACGAGCAGCAATAGCTACTGGTGGTGCTGGATTAGACGATGACACGCCAACTCCTAGATTTGGAGATGCAACAGGACCTAATCAGTTTGAACTTGTTAAAGGCGATGACAGAAATTTACTTGAAAGAACTTTTGGAATCGGAGACGAGGGCATATATGTAAGAAAAGTTTATGATATAGATTCAGGCACTTATTTGACACCTAGTCCCGGAGATACAGGCTATCAAGAATTTACAGAGTCAGAATTAGCATCAGGCATGACTACGAATCAAGGATATCAAGCAAGTAATGCTTTAGTTGACCCAAACCTTGTAAATGTAGGTCAAAACATTACAAATGCTAAAGGAGAAGTTATTGGCACACAAGGACCTATAACAAGCACTACTGTAACACCTGACATAACTGCACAAGTTGCAGGACCAAATGGACAAATGTTGTTAAAAGACCAAACTTCAATGGCTGGTAACATTTCAGACCAAGCACAGATATTTGGGTTGGTAAATTATTTAAACAATCTTGCACAAAACAACAATACGTTTATGGGACAGAATCCGGGATTTAATACAGGTTTTTTTGCTAGACCACCGATGCAACAGTTTTATGGTACTAGACAACCCGGATTTTTTGATAGAGAATTTTATAAAGGATTTTTTTAGGAGTATAACTTATGAGTATGTTTGATGATATAGCGTTGGTCGGCAGTCAATTAGCTGGTTTTTTTGACGAAGACAATCAACAAAATGGTAGACGAATAGAACCTAGAGTTCCTAGTAGTATTAATACATCTGACGTAGCTGGATTTTTTAATCCACAACTACATCTCATTGATGGACTTGCAACAGGACAACTATCGCAAGAATCTATAGAAAAGTACAAACAAGCAAAAGGTATACAAGACTTATTTAAAGTTGCAGCAGAAGTGCAAAGTACAGGTACAAAAAGAAATCCTTTTGAAACTTCAGGACAAGCAATAAGCAGAGCATTATCATCACCTGATGATGATACAAAAACTTTTGATGCTATAAGCAGGTCAAGAGTTGCAACAGCTAATTTATTAGACAAAACAAATCAAGTAACAACACCTAGATTTGCACCTAGAACTTATTCACTAGAGTCGCAACAACAAGATGCATTAATACCTGAGTCGTTTGGTGCGTTTGATGCTGCACAAATGAGTTTATCTAAAGTAGGTTCAGCACTAGGATTAAAAAATTTAGAATCTAACAGAGCATTAGCATCAAGAGAGGCTTTGAATAGGTCCATACTAGAAACATCTGCTAGTGTATTTACAGGTAGACCATCTAAGTTCTTGTTAGAACAAATACAAAAAACAATACCTATAACTGCACTTGAGGGAGATGATTTAGCTTATTCTAAATACAATAAAGTAAAAGACATATTCAAAGACCAAGTTGAGCAATACAAAAATCTATTAGCAGGTGCAGGAACATCTTCTGATAAAACTAAATATGCACAAAAACTTGGTGATTTGGAATATATGGTAAAAAGGTTAGAAGTCGTAACAGGGGCTTTCGAGCAACAAGGATTTGGTGCTGACCCATTTTATGATACGCCTGACACATTTGCAGGTGAATTTACGACAGAAGACTTAAATGAATTAGAAGATTATTTTGGAAACTAAATGACACCTTTAGAAAGAAAAAGAATACAAGACGCAATAAATGACGAATTTAACGCTTACAAACGTGCTGGTTCTACTTTGCTACAAGCAGACAGAATTAACGCAAAAACTTATTATAAAAATGTAAGGAACAAAGGCGTACAACTTGGTTTAATTGGTGAAGACGAATATCCTACAGACTTACCTAGTTGGGCAGAACCAACTATGCGTATTACAGGTGCTACGTTAGGTGCTATTGCAGGTTCTGCAGGTGGCATAGCTGGTACATCTGCTGGTGCTGGTGTTGGTGGTGCTGCTGCTACAGCAGCTTACAGAGAGTTAGCTGAGTTGTTAAATCCTGATTTACCACTTGCTCCTATTAGTCAGAAATTTAAAGACGCAGGTATTGCTGGTGCTACTGATTTTGTCGGTACTGCAGTATTTATGGGAGCAGGTAATGCATTAGGAAATGTACTAGGCAGAGGCAAAGAACTTTCTAAAAAACAAATAGAAAAGTTAGGAAAACTAAGTGACAAAGAATTAGCAAAAGTAGGCAAAGACATACCTAGAAGAACTTCTCTTATAGAAAGAATGGTGCAACAAAAAGGCGAAGAGGGTAAGCTATATGTTAAAGAAATAACTGAAGCGTTTGAAAAAGAGGGACTAACGCCGTATTTAGGTCTTGTGACTGGTGAACATATTAGAAGTTATTTTCAAGCAGCAGGAGTTTTACCTTTAATAGGTTCGCCTACAAGAGGAGCATATCAAAGACAAATAAAAGAAGTTGTAAGCAGGATAGTAGGTGACTTTAAAAATTTAAATGCAAATATACAAAAAGACGGATTTGCAGCAATATCACAATCAGGTAATCCAGCACCTTATTTAGCATCGAGTGCAAAAGAATTTGCTTTTCAACAGAAAAAAGGTGTAGGTGGTAAATTAAGGATTGAAAGAAATGAACAGGTGTCTCCTAGCTTAGAAACTCTAGCAGCAGGTAGGTCAGGCACAACTTTGTTACAAAATATAGAGCAAAAATTAAATTTAAGAGTTGCAGAAAAACAAAATGCTTACAAAGATTTTGATAAAAGTTTATTACAAAGCGATGTTAGAATTGCTTTAAACAAACCTATTTCTTACATAAATAAAGATGGTGTAGAAACTACAGGTGCGAGTATTGCAGACCTTATAGGTAAAGCAACAAAAGCAAATCCAAGAGCATTTTTAGGAGCAGACCAAGCTAACATAGGTACATCTGCAATAAAAAACATACAAAAAGAATTAGGGTTTATACAAAATAAAGGTGCAATTACTGCTGGTGTACCTGCATTATTTACAACTCAATCACTCAACAAAGCAGGTGGCATTTTATCAGGAAGAGATTACTTAAAATTATATTCTAATGTCAGAGACAAAATATCAAACATAAAAGCATCAGCACCTATAGGACAAAACCTTACTGCTGAAAACAAACATGCATTAGCAAAATTATCGTCATTACAAAATGCACTAGAAAATAATATGCGTGGTGTTGCAGACGATGCATTACAAAAATTGCAAGTAGCGAAAGACGCAAACAAAGCATTTCTAGATGATGTCAATTTAAATAAACAAGCGTTAGCTTATATGGGTAATTCTAATGCTTTTAAAAATGTATCAAGAGAACTTACAAAAGACCAAAAAGAAATGTTTAAAATTGATACTTTAAATTTACCAGTAGGCAGTCAATCGACTACACAAGCAACACTATTAAGAAATTACTTTGATACGACTGATGCAGCTAAACATGCACAGTTACATAAACTTGTTGGAGACACAGAATACAAAGGGTTAGTAAATGCACAAATTGACGATATTTTAGAACAAAAACTATTTTTGCCTCTTAATGCAGGTAAAGACATAACAAAATTAGGTAACATTGAAAAGTTTATTGCTGGTATTTCAGGTACTGCTTTACTAGGAGGTAATTTAGCTGGTGGTCTTCTTTTTTCTAACAAAGTACAAAACTTTAAAAAAGATTACGCTATTAAAATATTTAATAAGACTAAAAAACTTATGGAATCAGATGATGTTACAGGC